TCAGCGTCTTGAATTTCTTCCGATATTAATTTCATGTTCTCTCTCTGTTCTCGTATTACTATTTATACAATTTATTACCTAAACTCTACAATAATAGTGTAATTGTCACCAGTAGCAAAGTTTTTTGTTGATAATAGTACATCTCCAGTTGGTGTTGTAGCGTTATTTACTATCTCATCACCAGCAGTTCTAAGGTCCCAATATCCATTCCCACTTAATAAAAGAGCAGTAGCATTAGTATCACCGTCCCATATAATCTCTACAGCAGACTTAGAGTTTGCCGTATTGATTGAATACCATATCTTTGCAATCTTTCTATTACCATCTTCGGACATAAATGTAACCTCAGAAGCGTCAATCTTTTTAACTAAAGACTCTCCTGTACCATCTGAGAAGTTTGTAAGTTTAGAAACAAACTTAACACCAGTTGTATCAGTAATTGTTTGTGTTGTAACTAAATCAGCCATTACTAAATCCTTTTTCTTTATGACACTCTAATAACAAACTAAACTTATCTACTGAACCGTCTGTTGTTACCTGAATGTCGCCTGTTCCTTTTATTTTTTCTTCTACAGGTTTTAGACCGTAGTTGTCTATGCCTGTCATTGTTAAACTCTTGTCATCAAATTGCAATGTTACCGTGCCTGTGCCTTTTACTTCATAATATGCATTTGCAATTGATATCTCAGATTCATTTGTAGAACCTTTTAAATTATCTAACTCTATTAACTTCTCGTTTTCATTACGAGCACCAGTAACCTTATTGATTACTTTAAATCCATCATCAACTAATTGAGTAGATACTATTGTCATTAACCACCTACTGATACAGCATGTGCATGACTAGTAGCTGATGTAATTTTGTCTGTAGGGTCTTTGATGATAGTAATTTCATCACCAGCTGCGTGTAAATAGAATTCACCAATCTTTGTGTTGTCTGCAAGATTGACCGTACCTGTTACAGTACCACCAGTTGCAACTACTCTTACTGCTGTTGCTGAACCTATGTTATTAGCGCTAGGGTCATTTACTACATCTCCCAATATTTTAAATGTCGCCATTTTATTTTTCTCCTAATTCCTTGTCCATGTAATCATAGACAACATTTGTTTGTACATTATGTTTAAGAGCAACCTTATCTACAGTTGACTCAACCTCTTTTACAACATCAACACTATCATAATCTACTTGACTAAAGAAGTCATTTACCACCTCTTTATGTTTTGGTGGTAATTGACTAAAAGTTTCTGTGTCAACTACATTTGGTTTAAGTAGTTGATTGAGTTTCATCATTTGCCGGTGCCTCTGGTTCTAAAGCAATTTCATTACCATCAGTTCCCATCATAGTTTCCGTTTCCGGTGAGGGGTCTGTTACTGCTGGTTTTGGGTCACTAAATGGTTGTGCTTCAACATCTGAAAAGATTTTACTTGCAACATCAATTCTATGTTTATCTAAACCGTCTGCAACTTTAGCTCGTAATGCGTCTTTAAATGCTTCACCAGCTTCTGCGTTATTACCTTTTGATAGGTCGTCAACAAATTTACTTACATGTTCACTCATTTTTTATCTCCTATAAGTTTCCACCACCACCTGGAATATCTTCCGTAGGTGCTGATATTATGCCGTCATCAATTTCTTGTTTGATTTGGTTATCAATGTCTTCCATATCTCTATCAGTTTGTTTAAGAATATGTTTTCTAACATACTCAACTGAATAATACTTACCAACATAATCTCTCACTTCGTTTGCTACTCTTATTCTTTCTAAAAGCATTTCGCTTTCTTTAAGTTCAGCAAAGTGTCCATCTTGCAAAAAGTTATATTGTATGTGGTCTCGTAATGTATGCCAATCTTCCTCTGTGATAACAGCTTTTAATATTAACTGAGTCTTTAATATGTCGTTAAATAACTCAGTAAATTTCTTTCTCAACCTTTGAACAAACTTTGTAAATTTAAGTTCATCTCTAGTAATCTCAGTAGAACGACCAAGGTTAAACCCTTGACTTGCTTCTAATCTACTAGCAGGAACATTTAAACTTCTATAAAGTTTACTTCTAAAGTATTCGATATCAGAAATCTCTCCAAGATTTTGTCCGCCTGGTAGTGTAGTAATATCTGTACCTCTACCACCTTCTCTACTTGGTAACCAAAAGTCTTCTAACATAGACATATAGTTTCTGTCATCTCTGATTTCACCTGTTGAAGCGTCATAGACAAGTTTGTTTCTATATCTTGCCATAACATCTCTTAGGTATTGTTCAGCTTTTACTTTTGGTAAATTACCTACATCAATCTTAAATATTCTTCTTTCAGGCGCTCTTGCGATTCTGTAAATAACAGTTGCGTCTTCAATCATTCTTAATTGATTAACTGGTTTGATTGCTTTGTGTAAATATGATAACACCATATTTTTATTCTGGTCAATCATTCCAGATGGTACAAATGCGATTGTGTCTGGTGCAATCTTAATACCACCAGATGTTGTACCTGCAATTCCTTTTTCGTTAAATAAGTAATACTCTTCAAACTCATCAACGATAGTTAAACCGTGAGGTGTAGGACCGTCAGGTCTTTTCTTTCTTACTTCTCTAACTTTTTTAATTTTTCTAGGGTCAATGTATCTTAACTCTGTGATACCTGTTCTAGGTGATTCTCTGTCTATTACTTTGTGATAATAAACTCTGCCATCAACATACCATCTTCTAAATATGTCGTGACCTTTTGTATTAAAGTTCATTAACCTTAATACTTCTTTAAACTCATCTTCTATCTTTCGTCTAACTTCTTTACCAAAGGGTACTTCTTCTAAAGATAATTTAATAGCGTCTTTCAATTCATTAGCCACAATTGCTTCATTGACAATATCTTCGATTGCCATGTCGCACTCGGGGTGTAATGCTATTTCTCTATATCTTCTTATTAAGTCTTGCTCTGTCTTGGCTGTTCCCTCCATGTCGAGGTATTGACCAAAATAACCACCAGCTGCGATAGTCTGTGTACCGTCATCTGCCTGTGGTTGAGTAAAGCCTTGTTTTGGATCCGTCGTTTTCTTTTGACGAGTGATAGAAAATCCAAATAATTCAGCCATAATAATATTCCTTTGTTTATTACTACTATTTATATGAGTTTTAGAAGGCGGTTTTTAGGCCGCCCTCTAATTACATATTAGGTAGTAGTATTACTTTCAAAGTATTGATACGCAAAAGTAACAGCAAATTCTTCAATTGCTTGTTGCTCGTCATATGTCAACTCGATTGGTGCAATAATTGTAGGGAAAACACCTCTTAAAGTGTAACTCTTAATTGTTGCTCCGTTTCTATCTAATTGGTCAACAAATGCGTCAACTTGGTAATCTGCTGGATTAGTCAAGCCTTCGTTATCTGTCAAGTTATTGATACCGTTTGACCATCTTTCAAATGCGTTTCTTAATTTGAAATCTGTATCATTGTAACAAGTAACAGACCAATCTTCTATTGTTCTATCTCCCGCTATTTTAATCGCTCTTCCTCTGAAAGGAACATTAAAACTAGGTACAGTCATACCTGGTAATGATGTTGAACGACATAAGAAAGCAAGGTCTTCTATTTCGCCACCAACTTGTGCGTAACCAGGAAAAGGCATTGTCACCTTAAACTGATTGGCTCTAGCGCCACCGCCTGCAAGTTTAGCTTTGAAGTCATTAATGTTTGCCATTTTTTATTCTCCCCTTAACCTGCAACTTCATCAAAACTGACACCAGTTCTGGTTGCGATAAATTGTAAAGTAATAAAGTTAATGCTTCTTGCTGGTTTAATGAAAATCTCAGCAATGAATTCATTTCTATCAATTACTTCACCTGTGTTGTTAGTTTCATCACATACTACTAAGAAGTCTGTGATACCTCTTCGACCTTGTACTTCTCTTAGGAAAGGCTCTACAATGTTTCTAAAGTTCGCTCTTGTAAATTCATCATTGAATTCAAACAATTGGAATTTAGAAGCAGTTGCTACTGCCTTCTCTAAAGTGATGAACAGTCGTCTAACATTGATTCTATCAAATGCTGACGGTGCCGATAATCCAGTTTTGTCACCGAATAATACAGTACCTTGTCCTGGGAATGTTGTCACAGGATTTACTCTAGCTCTGTATAATTCATCTCTTTGTG